TCACATAGTTCAGTAGTCACAGACTATATGGATTTAGGTGGTGGTGTAGCAATGCAAATGGTGAACAATGGGAAGCCTAACTTTAAAGTAGACATGGATGGTGTATCAGTTGGTCGTGGACGTACTATGGGGTTTGATTCTAACCCAGTACTTGCATCACTAAATGATGGTACATTTATATCTAATGATAAGATAGGTGTAATGTATACAGATTCTACTACTGCGGCTGTTTATAAGCCAGAAGATTGGTTGACTTTAACTTATGTTAAAGAAAATGGGTTTTTAGGCTCGACAGGAGTGGGAAAGTATGATACAATAGCTAGTACAGTATCAAAAGAGTATGGTATGTTCTTTGGGTCAGCGACTATGGCATTATCTAAAGGTAATGGTAGTAGAAGTAGAAGTATTGTAAAGATGTCAGATACAGTGCCGTCTTTAGGTTTTGCTGCTGGGCTGAAAGGAGAGATTATAAAAAATCTTGATTGGAGTTTTACAGTGAGCCAAGACCTACAACCTACTGGTGGTACTATGAGCGTATCTTATGATAATAGACATGGTAGAAATGTTAATCGTACTATAGACATGGGTGATTATAGAGATACAAAGTTGATGTTTAGAATTAAATTTACTTGGTAATATATTATGGAATTTATACACACAAATGGTTATGAACCCTTCCCGGAGTTGCCTGTACACAAACTCCATGGGATGCGGTTCTATGAAGCACCAGATGGCCTAAAGTATCCTAGTATCACAACGGTACTAGGTAAACGTCCTGGTAAGCAAGAAGGTTTGCAGAAATGGCGTGATCGTATTGGTGAAGAACAAGCTCGTATTGTCTCTGGTAAGGCTGCTCGTAGGGGGACTGTGTTTCATAATATAGTTGAAACCTATTTGAAGAACAGCGATATCAGTGATATGAAGTCTGAGCACTTTTTGGCTTGGCATATGTTTGGTGAGCTGAAAGACAGCTTGAACACTAAGATCACTAAGGTGGTTATGCAAGAGCAGACTATGCACTCACCGAAGTATAAGGTGGCTGGACGTTGTGACTTTATAGGTGAGTACGAAGGTGAACTGTCAATAGTAGACTTCAAGACTACCACTACTGAAAAGAAAGAGTCGTGGATTGAAGATTACTTTATTCAGTGTGCTGCTTATGCTACGATGTTTGAAGAGCATACAGGTATGACAATAGAGAATATTGTTATTATGATGGTTGCTGAAAATGGTACAGTGCAGATTTTTGAAAAGAAGGTAGCTGATTATTTACCACTATTACAGGAGGTAATGGACGAATTTTATCTGAACTTAGATTTAGATAAATAAGTATGTGAAAGGGACTGATGACGGTAAGACAATAGACGGACAGGACGCCGGTGCAATACCGGCCACCTCCACCAATTCACGGGAGATGTATCAAGGTATTTTTAAGTTTGCTAAGGCAATGAATGAATACTATTACACTCCCAGTGAATGGAGTAGACAAGGGATGTGGGGACCACTTCCCGATGAAAGGAACACCGAATTAAGGGGGGTGAAACAGGATCGACTGACGGACGAAAACTTACAAGAGGACTTGGACACAAAAACATAAAAGCCAATGATGACTTTTATTTTAAAGAGTATGCGCTAGCTGCGTAATCTCATCCGGGGTTTTGGGGCCGCACCTTGTTATCAAAGCCGCCCCGCTTTATTAAGGATTATATTATGGTTGAACAGAAAGTAACAACAAAGAGATTTGCACTTATAGTTGATGAACTGGTGAGAACAAAGCATCTAACGCATATGGAAGCAATTATATATTATTGCGAACAGAATATGCTAGAGCCAGCATCAGTAACTAAATGGATTGATAAGAGTCTAAAAGAGAAGATACAATTAGACGCTGAAAGATTAAATTACCTACCTAAAACTGCCCAGTTACCTTTATGACAGAGTTTGAAGCTTATAAACAATTTTTAGGCCTTAAACTACATTTTACTGATGATAAGTATGATGTCTTTCGTTATAAGGGGGCTGTAAAAAACCTTACTGAACATTCTTATGAGCACAGTGACAATAAAGATAAGAAAAGGCTTTTTAAAAATCTAGCTAAAGAAAAAGATAGTGTAAGTCTTATTGAATACTATGTAGCTAATTTTTGTGAAGGTAAAGAATGGATATCTTATTTTGAAGAAAGAATATGGAAAGAATGGAAAATAAGAAATCAAAGTATAGAATACCATTTTATAAATGATGCAGAAAAACTATTGACATTAGAGCCAGAATTTGATATAATATTTAATTGTGATAAAGGAAATCATCCCAAGTTATTAAAGTCATATCTATCTAAAAAGATTACATTAGAAACTTTGGTAATATTAGAAAGACTTTTGCGTTATAGAAAAAGATTTGATAAAGAAATTATAGAAACATATGTATGGCCCACTATCAGTAGACGTATTAAAAAGGCAGACCCTTTTATTGAAGCTGATATTGTTAAATGTAAACAGTTGTTATTAGAAAAGGTGACGGAGTTTAGAAATGAGTGAAGTACAAAAAGAATCTTATGTTGATGAAGCACGGCGTAGAATTGCACATCTCTCCCATAAACTGGAAGAGGCAGATAAGAAGATTAAATCGCTGGAGTATGATAACGCAGAGTTAGTCCGGTGGACAAATGATATTTGTGTGCCTAAACTACAAGAATTAACTGATGAACTTGTGAATAAGTATAATCAAAAGAAGTACAGAAGTAAAACTGATTATCGTTGGAGGAAAGGCGCAGCAGAATGAAAAAAGGCACCCGACTGTGGGCACACGGTTGGGGGAGGAAGTTGACATAAAAATCTCCCTAGCAAGCGGAGATAGTGTTGTGTGTCAGAGGTGGTACTCAGGCGCCTAGGGGAAACCCGATGGTGTCACATCGGTCGACAGACCGGGACACAGTTCCGACGAAACTATCAGAACGGTAGTTTGCTGGTGTCGGTTGAAGGTGAACCCAAGTCCTTCCTTCCTCCTGCCCTCTTTTTTATTGTGGTCAAAATCAACTTTACTGGCAAAAAAGAGGGGGCGGAAAGCGGCGAGAAATTTTTTGTCTGAAACCTTTTTTATGAATATTACAGAAATTATAGAGGAGCATGGTTTGGGTAAATCAGGGATGATATATCGACGAGGCCAACAGATCGTGTTGGAGAATGAAAAGACCGGAGAGCACGTTGCAGTAAAAGTCGTGCAGCATGATAGTATGCAGGGATGGTTAGCTGAGAATGGCGAAGGTGATTGGCAATGGTACCATGAAAGAGAAAATCAGAAGTGGCCTGAAGGCACTGAATGTTGGAAATATGTGAAGAAGGTAGGAACTTAATATGACACAAAAATTTGAATATGTATGGCTAGATGGTTACAGACCTACACAGTCACTAAGAAGTAAAGTAAAGATAAATGATCATGCTGATGTGTGGTCTTTTGATGGATCATCTACACAACAAGCCACAGGTGGTGAGTCTGATTGTATATTGAATCCCGTTGCAGAGTATCATACGATAGACCGTATTCGAGCAGATGCAACAAGAACACAGCCCGGATTGGGTGGCACTTATGTAATGTGTGAAGTATTGAGTGCTGACCACGAACCACATAAATCTAATACAAGAACCTATTGTCAAAATTTGGTGAGTAGTGAATGGTGGTTTGGTTTTGAACAAGAGTATTTCATGTATAAAGATGGTCGCCCGTTGGGTTGGCCAAAGAAAGGCAAGCCACGACCACAAGGCGATTACTATTGTGGTGTGGGTGAAGGTAATGTAGTGGGTCGTGAGATTGTAGACCGACATACCGAGGCTTGCATGAATGCTGAAATTGGTATCACTGGTACAAATGCTGAAGTTGCATTAGGTCAATGGGAGTTTCAAGTGTTGGGATCTGGTATCAGAGCTGGTGATGACTTATGGATGGCACGATATATTTTACAAAGAATTGCAGAGAAGCATGGTGTGGTAATTAACTTTGCACCAAAACCACAGAAGGGTGATTGGAATGGTTCTGGTATGCACACTAATTTTTCTAATGATGAGATGAGAAATCGTGGTTCGTTATATTTACATCAGACTCTTTGTGAGAAGTTAAAGGCAAAACATCAAGAAGCCATGGGCTTATATGGTTCAGATAATGACCAGAGGTTGACAGGTAAACATGAGACACAATCTATTAAGAAGTTTAGCTATGGGATTAGTGATAGGGGTGCTAGTATTCGTATTCCTATCTTTACTGTAGACAATGATTACAATGGTTATCTAGAAGATAGACGACCTGCAGCAAATGCTGATCCGTACAGAATTATGCGACATTTAGTAGAGACTTTAACTATTGATTAAAGTGATAGATGATTTTCTAGACCCGGTGTTGTTTAGAGAACT